AGCAGTAAATGTGCCCCCACTTAATGTTGCTGTGCGTGTCGCTGCGACATAACTATTAACAGCGTAAGTTGTGCCAGCTACTACGATTGCAGCCTTGTTTGTTCCATTGGTGTAGAAATTGTCAATTTCTGGGGCGGGTGAACCATCGTCGAAATACGCAGGAAGAATAATTTTTGATGTTCCATCAACACCAACGACAGATCCTGACATCAACTGGAAATCTCCTGCTGATGTCAGTTTAATGGTGGCGATTCCATTGGAAAATGTAGTAGCAAGCGTAAAGACGTATGGCTGGGAGTACGGACCGCCTGCCATAGGATAAAACCGGTCGCCTGCTTTGCCATTCCACTGCAATGGCCGCTTTCCTTCGCGAAAGATAATCACCTTGTCGAATGCCTGCAACATATGGCACTCGGCATCGATCGTCGTGTTGGGTGGAAGTGAAATCGTCGTCGATGCAAACGTGTCCAGAGAGATTTTCCGAACGTCGATGTTAGTGGCGATCAGAATGAACTCAGAATTCTCCGAACCGGGGTCGGAAAATAGGCAGGATCCGAAAATGTCGGAGACCGCGAAGTCGTTGAGCTGAGAATTGAGGTAAGCATTCGCGGTTGTGGCCAACGCTCCTGTCGTTGCCGACACATAATCGAACGTCAGCGTACTTGCTCCCGTAACCGTCATTAAATACGACCCTGCCGGAGGTGCACCGGCAGTAGAAAATGGTGCCGTGGCACCCAAGGTCGTGTCGCCAATCGTTGCGTAGCCAGACCCAGTCAACCCGTGGGCAACCGATGTCGTTATTGTGATCAACGAGGTTGTTGTCCGGGTTGCAGTCAGCGTTTTGTTGGCATCAATCACGAAGAATGGCACCGTCAATGGTGCTCCACCCGTGGAAATCCCAACAGATTTTGCAATGACAGCCTTCCGCGGCTTCCAGAACCCGTCCATCCGACCGTTGATCGATTCGCGGACCTCGCCGGGTTGCAGTTGGTTCAGTTGCAGACGCTGATTAACGCCCGTGAACATCCGATCTCCATCAGTGGAGATTGGATCGCTCATGCCTGACCCGAACTGAGACATCTCGGTAGGTTACGCGGTGTATGCGATCACAACTCCGGTGGTTCCAGACGCAATCGTAAATCCGGTGAACACTCCACCGAGGTCGCGACCGGCAGGAATCGTGATGTTAATCAGCTTTGTCGAGGCATTCGTCAGATTGCTCGATGCAATCGCTGAAAACGATGTGTCGGCAACAATAGAAAGCCAACGGAAGTTCCCAGTGACGGCATTATCTGCCGCCGTGTAAACTTGTCCACCTTGTTGTCCTTGTAGTTGGTAGGAATCTCCTCGAGCCATGCCAATGGATTACAACAGATTGACGGCACCGTCAATTGAGGGACTGAGCACACATTGGAACTAAAAGAAAATGATGTGCCGCTTTGTCAGACCCGCAGCGGCGGCGGGCAAAAAACAATTCCTCTGACATGGAACACTTAAACGTACCCAAGAAAATGGTGGCAGGGGATCCCCCAACCGGTAACGCCCAGTCGGCCTGCCATTATGTATGCTCCCTTGTCAGACCCACGGGAGCGATGGGCTAGAAACGCCTACTGACATGGCTGATCTTTGGTTGGGCAGGTCGGAGTTGAACCGACGATCTCCAGCTTATGAGGCTGGCGACTTAACCTGACTTGTCCACCGCCCTATTCAAAAAGTTCCCCAGTCTCTCCTGAGCGTCACCCCTTGCACACCAAACGCTGGGCGAGGTTCCCATTCTGCATGACAACAACAGAAAATCTTACAGACCTGCTTCAGCAAGCACGTCATTCGCAGACTTGGAAATCACAAGCAGGCGAAGTTCTTTGCGGCTAACGCCGATTTCGGCATCGCCGATAAGCTGTGCGAGCTTGGATGCGGTAACCTTCATCAAAACAGGTTCACGGGTGCGCTTTGCGCGGGTATTAGTAGATTCGGACATAATTGTATCGGTTGTGCCGCCGTGATTGGCGACAGGGACAACCTAAACAGCAGAGTGATTACCGCAATAGAAAACGATGCACTCTGTAAGCACACCGAATGGTGCGCCCCCGCCACGTCAGGCGAAACCGAAAACGCTCGGCGGCAGGGGCGCGGCTGACAGTCTAAACCCAAAAAGACCGGCAGCACCGGGACATTGCCAGAGGCGATCAAAAATTTCTAGGAAAAAATGATTTTTAGTCTGTACAAACCTGATCGGTCAGGTAGATTGATCCCAGTCAGCCGATGCTGACTCGCAACAAACGAACCAAAACGAACCGACATGACACTCATCAACGCCATCAAGAAACTTGAGAATTCTGGATTCAGCACTGAAAACATCGACGGTATCTACCGAGCATCAAGCTCGACAGCACCTCGCGTGATCGAATTCTTCCGCAACGGACATTCCAAAGAAATCACCTGCATCAACGTGCGGAGACCAAATGACCACCACGACTCAATGACTGATTACTCTGCCGGTAGCTGGGCAAACAACATCACCCAAGCAATCAGAATCGCAATCTCCTGAGCACCCACAAGCCGTGGTTCAATCCCACGGCCTCAATCATTCACTCCTAGAAAAAAATGATCACTCCACAAAACGAAACAGCTAACGGTGCCGACCAAACGTCGTTTCACCTCCCGGACGAATACAAGTGGCAAACCCCGGCACAGGTAATCATGCCTGACGGATCACTCGAACTGCGCGACAAGTACAACAATCGGCTCGTCGCAGTGAAGCACGCCAACGGACGGTGCTACGAAGTCGATAGCCGCAAAAAGCGGAAACTCGGCAGAATCTCCCAAGAAAATTTCGATGATCTCGCTAAAACCGAATTCTAATCATTCACTCCTAGAAAAAAATGAAAGCGAAAACAATCTGGGACACACTCGTCGAAAAACTTGGACGAAATCCAACCAACGCAGAATGCCGGGCAGAATGCCTGCGAATCATCAAATCAATCAAGCCATGAAAAACGAAGCAGCAGTCGCACTCGGTAAGCTATCCCACTCGCGCCAGTCAGAAAAACAATCCGCTGCCAGTGCCGAAAACGGAAAGAAAGGTGGTCGCCCAAACTCTAGCATGAACCAAAAGGCCCGGTCCAGCTCGCAGATCGACAGAGCGATATGCCATCTTGAACTTTACATCGCCAAGGACGAGAACAAACACTGGCGGTTCTACAATTTCCGATCAGCACGACCACAAGGGAATAAACACTGGGAGGGACCACTCAACCAGTGGACTCTCAAAACTTGGATTGCTCGAGCCGACAAGATCTGAGACAAGCGTCAGAATCCACTCACAAGCCTCACTGGTCACCCGGTGGGGCTTTTCTGTGTCCAATAGCAACGGTGATGCTGTGGGCGATCCTGGACCAATAATAGCCACACCAGTGATGACGATAATGATGACGATAACAGATGGCCCACTTCTTCATTTTTTAACGGGCAGGGTAATGGTTCGCGCTTCTGCGCGGTCGGCCCTGCTCGACCCCCTCCCCCCCCTGTCCGGGCTAGGTTTGATGCTCTCACTTGTTACAACCTCCGTAATGCTTACTCATGTTCCACGGAAAAGACCGCGGTATCAACGACTTACGTAATCCGCGGATGTGGAACAATCCAGATCATGCATTACGGTGCCACTATTGAGAATGTGACTGCTTTTGTGCATACCCAACGACTGTTTGAAACGTAACGATGACAGCGGCTCGGGCGCGTTGCTGATTCTCTTTGAAAAAGTGCGACCCATTTCTGCTGGCATTTCGTCTGGTATTCTGATGGCACAGTGGCTGGCCATTGCTCGGGCGTTTGGGGGTGAGGTGGCAGGCAGGTTGCTGGGGTCTCCTCAAAAGTGCTGGGGTATGCTGGGGTCTCCTGCAGGGGTACCCCAGCACGATTTCGCCTAGGGGCATAAGGATTCCAGCGTGTCTGCTGGGGTTGCAGGGGTCTATTTTCTATGTTGTGGAAATTGCACATTATTTTGCGATCCTTTGGATTTTACCGCTCATACTTCGTATTTTTATCTCATTTATTCAACATAGGAAACAGACCCCAGCATCCCCAGCAAGAGGCTACAGCCCTTATAGAATATAGGAAAAAAAGTGCTGGGGGTGTTCAAATACTCCCCAGCACTTTGGGGGGGTACCCCAGCAGATCTGCTGGGACGCTGGGGTCTATTTCAGGTTTTGCCAAAAACCACGAAAAAGCCCGGATCCCACTGAGGAACCCGGGCTGATGCCTAGTCTGGCCTGATCTGGTCAGCCGGTGATGCGGTTGATCTCGTCGTTGAGGTACCAGATCGCCTTCTCGAGATCCTCGACAGCCTTGGCTAAGTCCTTCTGACCGGCACGCCAGATGTACTTGATCGCGTTGCCCCGGTTGAACGTCATGTGCCGGGTGACCTCGATGCATTCAATGCCGCTGGGGTGGCTAGTGTAATGCGCTGGATGGTCAACCGGGTCGTGTGCTGGCTTCTCTTTCCAAGGTGGCATCGACTGGTCATTCGCTTGTCCGTTTGAGAAGGTCATGGTGCCACCTCCTTTCCGACGACGACCGTCTCACCGATCTGTTCGATGACCAGTTCGCGCTTGGGCTTTGCCTTTGGCTTACTGCGCTCCTCCTCGAGATCAGCCAGTGCCTTGTCGCGCTCGCGCTCCATCTTCTCCATGACCTGTCGGAAATGAGCGATGGTGCAGGTCTTGGTGTGCCTGAGATCAAACGCTGCGTCGGTCTCAGGTGTGGGTGCGAGAGGTTCTCTCGGTTCTTCTTTTGGTTTCATAATGATTTAATGATGATGATTGCAGTGACAATGGTGCTTATCGCTGCAGTGACACCTGTCACAATTGCTTCGATTGATTGATGGTCCATCTTATTGGCATGATTCACATGTTTTATCTCCAAGTTGACAGGCTTTGCTGGCATCAAGATCGCTCCAATCGATATTATCATCGTCGGTGATTGCGCGGCTGATGACTGATTGGCTGTCCTTGACGAACATCCCGTCGACCATCTTGCCTGTGCGCTTGGAGATTTCTGTCAGCGCAGCATGAAGGCAATCGTCGATGCTCAAGCCCATCATGTCTGCTGCAAGTATGATGGTGACCATGATATCACCGATGCCATCGACGAAATCCATCAACGCTTCGTGCTCGTCATGGCCATTGGTTGCCAGCATCCACTTCAGTGCTGCGTCTCGAGTCTCGATCAACTCTTCCTGAGTCTTCTCAAGTTGCTTAGTCACTGACCCGCTGCCATCGATGCCAGTGATGCCTCGGCTAATGCCCCAGCTTTTTACGTCTTCAATTAGTTCGCTTAGTGTTTTGCTTTCTATATTCATAATTCGATTTTATAGAGGTTGATTCCTGTTCGTGTTTTCGCTGAGATTGTTATTCCTGACTCCTCGTCGCGTACCAGTTTCTTCAAATAGATACCGCATGCGCTCGAGTAGTTGAGCAACTGGAGTGCCTGCGTCTTGACGACCGACGACGACTGTACAAGTCGCGACTGAATTTCGGTGGCTGTGAGTTCGCACGGCATGTCGTTCCAGATGTCGAATCGATTTCCGCTGACATCGGTGGCGATGCGGAGCAACTCTAGCAACTGCTTCTCAGGACTGGTGGCATCCACCTTGCCGAGAAGCTCTGGGTCACGCCATGCAAGGATGCCTGACCGAGTGTCTCGAAGCTCTACTGGTACAACCCACTCGACCAGTTCGTAGGCGAATGCCTCGGCCTCGGCCATGATCATCCGTTGCAATTGATCCCGGCCATGAGACGACGACGTATCGACTGGCAGATTGACTTTGCTGACGTGCAACAATGCGATCTTGTCGGATACGTCTGGCTCAAGCGGTGGAATGACGTTGAGTGCTTCCGGGGTATCATTGCAGCAAACCAGCACACTCCACACGGGTCGCACGCTGATGGATGACTGGTGACGCTTCCGCATCTGCACCGCCTGTGGATACATGGCCTCCTTGAATGCTGCACCGAATGCCCGTCGTGCCCGGATGTCCGGGTTGCCTGCACAGTCATCGATCAAGAGCAGCTCGTTGCCGATCAGGTCGTCGTTCCAGAGCATATTACCTGACCATGCTGACCACGGGTTTGCCGACCGCTTGCCCAGCATCTGGGTGACCAACCATGCCAGCAGACTCTTGCCCGAGTTGACCTCTCCGGCGATGACCAGCATGGGTGCCGGGACGTGGATCCCTGCTTGCACCGACTTGTAGCGAGATGAAAGCCACGATAGGAACACCTCAAGTGCCGTCTCGTTCGGAAATGCCTGAGTGATGATGTCCTCAATGAGCGGGAACGATCCCTGAACCGGCTTGGGTTGAATCGCCTCAGACGTGATCAGGATGGGCATCCCGGACTGGTCGATGACCCGACCGATCTTGTGACCGGCGATGCTGCCTGACCACTGGATGGCACCATCGATCTCGCGGGACGCGATTGATGCTGCCACGGCGTTCTTCAGTTCCTTGGCATCCTCGTAGGACGGTGCGAGGTACCGGGTCACGCCGGTCACGATCGGCTTTGACCGGCCAAACGTGTGAAACGCATTACCGACCTGTAGTAGATACTTGCCGGTCGGTGCGTCGTAGTACAAGTCGCCCGGGGCGAATGCCTGCATGGTTGACCCAGTCGTGGCCGGTGGCGGAGTGGTGAGTGCAGCCCGAACGTCGGCCTTGGCATCGATCTGGTCACGCAGGTTCTTGCTTGGTTTCCACCCGTTGTTCCCGGCGTGGAACCAGAGCGTGCCCTGCTTGAAATCTTGCAGGCGGTGGATGAATTTCTTGGCGTATTCGCCATCTTCCACCTCTGGCCATGCTGCGTTGAGAATTGCTGTGGCATCGGGTCCAAACGTATTCCATGCCGCGGAACAGATCTCAATCCAGTCCTGATACTCTGGCTGAGGGATG